TTCTGGTTTCATTTTTAATTTAGTAGCTCTTGCTCCTGTTCTAGGTTCATGGAAAATAGGATAAGAAGTTTTATCTGAACATTTTAAAAAATAAAATCCTGATACATGCTGATTCCAATGAATATGTGCTGAATGATGACCTCCTCCTTTTTTAGAAAATTCTTGTACCCACATTTCAGAAAACATAGTTTGATATTGTGGCATATCGTAGCCATGATGATCTAAAAATTCCCAAGACTTTTGACCTATATAATTTCTTAAATCTATAAAATCATTATCCTGTGTTAATGGGGTTGAGTGCCATGACCTACCAAAATCTCCAAAGTCTTTTAAATATTTTTTAGAATCAGGCATTTTTTTGGCTGCCTTAATATATTTATCACTAGCTTTGTTTAATGATTTAACAAACTCTGGTTTTTCTTCTGTCCAAACTGGTGTTGAAAAATAATTATTTATATACATTATTTAAATGGATATCCTAAATGCCATACAACAAGTGAATATCTTACTCCTTGGGTTACTGGTTTAACTCTATGCCAAAGAAAACTAGGAAACACTACAATACTTCCTTTAGGTAATATCTCTGTTGCTTTTCTTAAATGTTTATCTTCCTCTCTTTGATGAGGCTCATAGTTTCTAAAATCAAATTCTAGTTCCCCACCTTTATATTCTGAACCATCGGTTAATTGACAAGTCATAGATAGCTTTCTTATCTTACCATTGTCTGGATCATTTTTATTTTTTCTTTTATATGCTTTATCCCAACTATCACAATGCCAATCGTAATATTGGCCTTGTTTATATTTTGTAAATTGACAAGACTCCGATCTATCCCATTCAAAATTCCAACCAGCTCTTTTGTTGGCTTCATGGACAAAGGGGTGTAATTCTTTATAAATCCAAGTATCATTGAACCATACTAAATCTGATTTTCTTTTTCTTTGAATATTTTTAATATCCTCTTTTGATAATTTTGGTTTGTTAAATCCTCCAGTTCTAGCGATAGTATCTTGTTGTTGTAATGCGTATTTAATAACTTCATCACAGAATCTAGGCGTTAATGCAGATTTAAAATACCAAAAGTAATTAGATAAATTCATGAGTAATAGTTAAAATAAAGTTAAGGGAATCTTTTTGATTGTTAGTGATGTAATACATATTAGTTGAGGGGAACATAATAAATTGATTATTTTTTAAAGGCATATCCCAACTTCTTCCTTTTCTTCTATTGTCGTCATAGTGTATTCTAACACTACATTCTTTAACATTTACACCATATAACAAGGTGTAGTCAGGGGAATTTCTTAAATCTACAGGATCTATATTAAGTAAAGGAATAGAAATTTCTTTAGGTTTATAAACATTTCCCCATGTTTCTTTATTTACTAATTGGAAACCAAATTCCAAATTAATATGTTCTCTTAAATAGGTATTAAGTTTATCCCATTCCCTTGAATAAGGAAAATCTTTATTATTGATTTGTGATTTTAGAATATCTTCTTGAAGTTTATTACAATTTATTTCAAAACCTTTCGGCATTGAAACATCACCATAATATATTGCTATTTCTGAAAGTTTGTTTTTTTGTATTCCGCCACCCATACAGTTTGATTATAAATCTGATTTTAATTCCCAGTCGGTACTGCTTTCATTCCATTCGTAACGATGTCTATGAGTACCAGCGGTATTTTGAGATTCTTGTGCAGCCGTTAAAGCTGGAGCATCTCCTTTTGGGGATTTCCAAGAAGCTGTAGGAACATCAAGAACCCAACTTGCATAAGGACTTTTAGGATAAAATAAATTATTATCTTCATCCCAAGTATAACCTATACCTGCGTAGTTTCCTCTTAATGCTTTAGAATCATCTCCTGATTTATGTTTTCCACCAGATGTATTGTAAGATGTTTGAATCCACATTTGAGCAGGCCAGTTATTGTGTCTCTCTAAATATTGTTGTCCTACTGTTTCATCTTCAACGCCATCAGCGTTCAGCATATCTCCATTATTCAAAGTTAATACTTGAATAACTTTTGAGTTTGATCCTAGTTTTGCAAAGTGTGCCATAATGTTTCTCCTTATATTATACTTAATTTAAAATGTAAATCCATATTAATTATTGAAATTTGTACCTTAATATTACTATACCAGATCCACCATCGCCATCATCAGAACCTCCGCCGCCTCCAGTATTAACTGTACCTGATACACCGGCATTTCCGCCGCCTCCTACTCCTCCAGGATCACCACCGCCACCGCCGCCGGCAAAATACCTTAATTGACCATCTGGTCCTGGAGCTCCATAAGTTGGACTTGGTTGAAAAGCTGTTCCAGCACCAGCACCTCCTGCGTTAGGTGGATTAGTTGCTCCTGCAACGGTAGCTCCACCACCTCCGCCAGCACTTGTTCCTGGAGCGTCACCACCATCTTGTCCTTGAGGTGGACTTACAGGGGGAGTATTTCCAGAACCTCCACAACCTGTGGCAGGACCACCACCTGCTCCGCCAGACCCTCCATCTCCTCCAGGAGCTCCTGAGCCTCCGGCTCCACCACCATAACCACCTCCTGCTGAAGATATATCTGAAAAAGTAGAAGTTGCTCCTTGAGAACCTGGATTATTTCCTGGTCCATTTGCACCACCAGCTCCTACTATAATTGGATAACCTGTTGCTGTTACAGGTCTAGCGTTGCCAGGATTACCTAGAGGACTTGATGTCCAAGCAGTACAAGAGGGAACTGATTCTCTATAACCACCACCTCCTCCGCCGCCACCCCAGCCTTTTCCTGCACCACCTCCACCAGCTACTACTAAATAATCTACTGTATTTGAACCTCCGGCATTACCTGCACAAGAAACTGTAAAAGTTCCAGGACCTGTAAAAGTATGAATTTTGTAATCACCACAAGTAGCGGTAGCATTTCCACCACATGCAGCAACAAACGCTGCACCAGCCATAGTTGTTGCCTCCTCATTAATGAAAGACCAACCTTTAGTTGCGTCCATATAAATAAATGTAACGGATGAACCACTTGTGTCTAATGTTGTATCAAGCACATTACCATCCATATTGGAACCTCCTCTACCTACGGTTACTGCGTTAGTTCCAAAAGTTCTTGCATAATCTTTTATTGAAACGATGTCTCCAGCACTTGGGGAACTTGGTAAATTAATTGTAATGACTGCAGCTGTGGTATTTAAAAAATATCCCTTTCCTGAAACTGCTGTAATAGGAGAATCTGAATTTGTTTTAATAGTTGTTACCCAATCAACCGTTCCTGTTCTTCCGAATCCTGTTGCTGTACCAGCGTTAGTAATTGTTGCACCAGAAGGAATGGTGAATGTATCTCCACTATCTCCTAATGTAACAGTTCCACATGCTGTTCTTGGACTAATTTTATTTACTTTTACTTCACTCATTATTGAAATTTGTACCTTATAATTACTATGCCTGAACCACCAGCACCACCAACCTCTGGACCGCATGTTCCACCAGAATTTTGACCACCTCCACCTCCACCAGTGTTAACTGTTCCTGCATTTCCAGTTTGACAGACTGTATTATTTCCTGTAGCTCCACCACCTGTGCCTCCTGCTCCAGCCGTACCACAGCCAGGACTTCCAGCACTACCACCTCCACCGCCACCTCTTGTTACTGGTGAACCTGAAATACAAGACGCTGAACCTGCTCCTCCAGCACCACCGACAGCCGTTCCACTACTACCTGATCCATCAACACCAACTGCGGTAGCTCCGCCTCCAGCACCACCACCTTCAGGGACTGATTTACCTCCTGGAAAACCTTGATCTGGTGTTACATTAGGAGTATCTCCTGCACCAAAATTTGCACCACTTACTGGTCCTCCACCTGGGCCTGCTCCTCCACCTCCTGAGCCTCCAGCTTTACCTGGACCTACAGGATCTGAAGGAGGTCTATTTCCTCCACCTGCTCCTCCACCTCCAGCAGAGGTTATTGAACTAAAAATTGAATCGCTTCCTGAGTCCCCATCTCCATTAGTTTGATAAGGATTTGCTGTTCCACCAGCACCGCCTCCTCCAACTGTAATTGGATAACCTTGAACTGAAACTGGTAAAGCACCACAAGACTTGGCTATAGGACTTCCTGTCCAAGCAGCAGGACTAGGAACGGATTCTCTATATCCTCCAGCTCCACCTCCGCCACCACCCCATTCTCCAAGTGCACCGCCACCACCACCAGCAATTACCATATAATCTATTGTATTACTACCTGGTGCAGCTCCTGCATTGGAAACACATAAAGTTCCTGGTCCTGTAAATGTATGAATTTTATAATCACCGCAAGTGGCTCCTGCACAAGGCGTTCCACCTGTTGCTACTATATAAGGAGGTGTAGCTCTAACATTAGATGTTGAATCCATTGTATTTAACCAACCTTGTGTTCCATCAACATAAACAAAAGTAACTGACTGACCCTCTGTTTCTAAAGTTGCATCCTGTGCAATCCCACCTATTTTTTCTGCACCATTAGGTGAAACTGTTACATTATTTGTTTGCCAAGTCGCTGCATAATCGGCCATTGAAACTATTGAACCAGCGGCTCCTGCTGGTAAATTAATTGTTATAGCTCCTGCTGTTGTGTTTAAAAAATATCCTGAACCAGTAGCCGCTGTAACAGGAGAATCTCCTGTAACTTTAGGTGTTGTAACCCAATCTACTGTACCTGTTCTTCCGAATCCTGTTTGTGATGCACCACATGCTAGAGCAATAGTATCTCCACTTTGACCAAGTGTAATATCTGTTCCACACTTACTAACTATGTTAGTGCCTGGTTGATTTTGTACGTTGTCTACTTTAATTGTTGAAGCCATAATTTTATACTACCATATTCTATTGAAATTTGTACCTTATCATTACTATACCTGAGCCGCCTCCTGTAGGTCCACCTCCGCCAGATCCACCGCCAGTATTAATAGTTCCATTACCTCCAGCTCCTGGGTGACCTGAGGCTCCGCC